CGTCTGGCGTATGAATCCAAACTGAACGCCAGCCCAGTTCGTATTCATTACCAATCAGTTTGTTTAGAGGCTCGGCCTCTTCACTTATCAGCGGTGTTGCTGTATAGTCGGTCATGCTGTTACCTCCTTTCAGACAGCGTGGGGACAGGGCGTTTCTACTCCGCCTTGTCCCCTTTCTTTACATTGATGCGTAGCGAACCACGCACATCTCGTTTAATGCTCAGTCGGTCATTGTAAACCTCTCGTTCATCTAGTCCGACCATTCCTTTCAAGTCTTTCTTGGCTGCTTCGTGTTCTTTGGCTGCGTCCATTGTGCTGATGTATTCAGCCGCCCGAACCGCAAAGTAGTTGTCACTGCTGGCATCACGGGCGACCATATCATTGATGGGGATTTGGTCTATGTTTGCAGAGAAGTGCGGCATAGATTGTGGCGGTTCTTCTTTGCGTTCAACATAGCCCCAAAACTCTTTCAGATGCACGAACATCTGCTCAAGATACTGGTCATCCTTTGCAACCTTCACATATTCATATCGGCTGTTGCCGAAGATGTTTGCAAAATACATTGCCTTTACACCGGATATTTCTAGGTAGAGTTGTAGTTGTGGCATGTAACGCTCAAGCTGCTTACGCATTGTAGCGCGTTCATTTGTGTGCTTGCACTCCAAGCCGTATCGCTCACCGCGCATCTTGAACTCTGCATCGAGTGTCGCCCGGCACGGCACACCTTCCCACTTGTAATGGTAGCGGTGTTCATAGTCCCCGTTTGCACCTTTGTAGCATTCAACTTGGTTGAACTTCTCAAACCATTTAATGTTGAACTCCTCAGTCCAAACGCCAAGCTGCACTTGCAATACCTTGGATAGATCAGCACCTTCACGATAGCCCATCTTCTCCATCCAAAGTCCGTGCCAATCACCGTCCATGATTCGCAAAGCACAACTGCCGCCGATAGATACTTTTCTGATGTCGTTGTCTCTACTCATTTATACGCCTTTCATACCAAATCATACCTATTTTGTTTGATTTAGCAACCTTTCTTTTGCTTTTTCTGGTATGCGGCACAGCACTTTTGCCATGTGACTATTGCCCAGTTCTTTCTTGGTGCGTTCAATCGCTGCGTCACACTTCTCGATTGTCCAGCCTTGACTGGCTGGGTCAGCTTTTGAGGTGGGTGGTCGCTCTTGTTCCTTGCGGGGTGAGGACAATCGCTCCCACGTTGCATTGCTTTTGTTTTGTCTCGCAACATACTCCCCATTCACTTTGCTTGCTTGCTTGGCGACAAGTGAAGGGGTAAACCAGATGCGGAAGTCGTGAGTAGAAACACACTTGTCCCACACTTGTTGTAGCAAACTGTTGAACACATCTTTGTTTGGTATGTCGCTGCTCAACCGAGAGTTGATTGCTCGGCGCAGTTCTTCGCCATACATTTTCTTGGCTGCATCGCTTTGCTTTACATTGTTTGGCGGCAAATACATTGTCGCCATCTTGCGAATAAAGTTTTCGTGTATCAGTCGTTCACGCTGTTCGAAGTCCATTGAGTTTCTCCTGATTAATGCGATAGACCATCTCTTCTACTTCCTCTCGTAGCTTGCCCAGATGGTTTTGTCTTTCATCTTCATAACGCTCGGCAAGTAAATGTATTTCAGCTATCTTTGTTTTGAGTGCTTTGTTCTTCAACATCTGCCCTCTAATTTTATCGACAGCATACAAGATAGTCGTATGATCACGACCAACTTCTCTGCCAAGAGTATTGGTTGAGTGAGCAGTATTGACATAGGCCATGTAATACAAAACATGACGAGGGGTCACGATGTAAGCCATGCGATTCTGACCAAGCAAGTCATCCTTCGACACAGCAAAGACATCACTTACTGCACGAACCAATGATTGCAGTGTATATTTATGTTCAGTGTTCAAAATATCATCCTTGATTTCTATATTAACATTCATCTGGTTTCTCCATTAGTTCCTCTACAATTCTATCGGGGACAATCAACACCCACTTGGGCGACCCCTCCTCCCCCTTGCCCAGCTTGAACAATGCGACATCTCGATTCTTCAAGACTGAGAAGGGGGATGGAAAGCCTTTCTCTTTCCGATATTTAACCTCTGCAATGTATTCCCGGCCATTGAGATTGATTACCAAATCACCCGAATATTCTCCTCCAAGTGAGCCTGATAGAGGCTGGCGTTTGACAGCCAAGCCCCATCGTTTGAACAGGTCAACAAACCACTTCTCGTGGTATGTGCCTTTGGCTTTACTCTTGCTTGTCATTACTTAACTACCTTTAGAGTTACTTTTTTTCTTTTGGTTTCCTCTTCACGCGCTTGACTCATCATGTCATCTAAAACTGCAAAACAGTCACGCGAAAACTCGTCGTTGTCTTTAATTATTTGACCTGCAAAACAAGCTTGCGCTTGGCGTAAAAAAATAATTGCTGCCGTATATTTTTTTGTTTCACTATTATTTGTCATCTGCACAACTCCAATCAACGTCATCAAAGTGACGCTCGATTGTAACTGGCACAACGACTGTTACGTCACACTTATCGCAAGCCCAAGTTTCTGTTTCTCCAAAGCTGTGATCAAAGCAATACTCTAACTCACCTTCATTGCACTTCTTACACTTGCTCATCTTGTTTCTCCTGCATTGCTTTGACGTAACAATCGTCACACCAAGTCTCATGTTTTACTGGGTCGGGATTGACCAGCAGCATTACAAATTCGTGACGGACAACCCCGCACAGGTCACACTTGGCAGGGTTGCCCTTCTTCTTAGAACTCTTGACCATTAGTCTGGTAGTTCGTCCCAGCTTCTGCCATCTTCGGCATACTCTAAGCACCACTCTTCGATGTAGTCTTTTGTAAACCCACAGATAGGGACAGCTTTCTTGTAATGTTCAGATGTAACAAGTTGGCCAATGTCATCGCCGTAATACAACTTGCCATTGACATTGTAAAAGCCTTCGTTACCATCCAGTTCTTGACCCGTAACACTTTGCAGTGCGTCAAACATTCGGGTCATATCATCATAGCCCGGCATCTCATTCTCCATACGTCTGATTGTAAATCCATAAGTAACGATACTCATTGGTGTGTCTCCAATACTTCTTCATTACCCTCATCTCGGATGCGAAGTTTCCACGGCCATTTACCATCGTCATACATATTCATGTCGTAGTTTTGCTCTTGCATAAACTCCTTACCATCTTTGAATTGAATCCAAATGTTGCACCACTTGTGAACGACATTCTCAATGTCTTTCGTGGTGTAACCTTTGGGCAGAGTAAACTCTGTTTCGTAGTAAACCTCGTAATGAGACTCAACTGTTACTGTTTCGGTCATTACTTTTCCTCCTCTGGAATGTTACGTTCTTCCCAACGCGCAGTCATTCGGTCAACGAATACTCCACGTTTGAACGCTGGATTGTCTTGCTCAAACAAGTCAGCCAATCGCTCTGCATCTGTTGGATATGCAAGCAACGGGCCGACATTATCTGCAAGCCACTCATAGTGGCGGCGGTAAAATAGTGTGTTCATTAGTCTCTCCAATCGTTGAGATACACCACGGCTGCGGGTGTTTCTTTGATTTTGTCAGGGTATTTCAGATTGATTTTGTTGAGGTAGGATGCAAGGTGCATCAACTCCAACGCAGCAGCATCGCCAGCAATCCGATCACCAGATTCAAGTGCCTCGATATACTGACCGATAGTTCTGTTCCAGTTATAAGTCATCGTTCTACTCCTTTCGATGTTGAAGGGCGGTTGACCACAGCACCCGCCTCACTTAGCGGGGGCGGGGCTGTGGACAACGCCCGGTCATTCAGCAGCCATCTTGACTGACTGATTCTCTTCCATCCAGTCGATGGATTGTTGCGCTTTTGCCATTGCTTTTAGCAACAGTCTCGGACTGTCTTGCAGCCCCTTCTTCCAGCCATTGATATACTTGGCATGGTCGGGTGTTGGCTGCCGAGTGAGGCCGAGTCGGAGGGACAATAAGACCGACCCCAACTCAGCAACCAACTCCTCGAAAGCATATGATTGGCTAAAGCTTGAGCCAGTCATATCTCTATCGAGGCGGGAGGAATGACCCGTCCAATGCACATGCTCGTGCATGAGGGTGCTGTAATAGTTTTGTGTTGCTGTCGCATCGGAAGTGTCTTGGAACTTCCAGCGCGGCGGCATGTTTATGTAGTCAGCTTTCGGCACATAGAACGCTCGGTCTCCGCCCTCTCGCACATCGGCGTTGAGGGAGGTGATGAACCTGTCAGCGATTGCTTGCTGCTCTACCTCGTTGGGCTTTGCTGGTGGCTCAGTTCGTTCATAGCCTTCGAGTTGTTCCTCGTTGAATACCGAGTGACCACGCATCAGCTTGTAAAACTTCTCTTCCCCTTCGCTGTCTTCGTATTTCCCAGACTCGAAGCGGAAGATAAATCCAGTAGCTTTCTGACCCTTCGGCACTTGCTTGCCAACAGATTTCCATTGTCGGTATGTAGCCCATTTGTTTGATTCAAAGCCGCATCCAGCACCCAGCGCCATCAGTGTAAATACATTTGACCCGCTATACTCTGCGCCAGTTACGCCGTTTACTGGGAGGAAGCCACTTGAACCAGTGGTTATCCACCCCTTTTGCCAGTCTGTCCCGTGTTCATCGAGCGACTCGATAAACTTTTTGAGGACGAGATCGGCTACCTCCTTTGCTTTGTTTGGTTTCATCGTTCTACTCCTTTCGATGATTGGTTTATTAAACTAAGCCAGCTAAAGGGCTTTCGTTGTTCTTACTAAGTAAGCGAACATATTCCTCCTTTTTGAAGGGTCGGTTTTTATATTCTTGAGTTTGTTGTAATTGAATATTATCAGGAGCATCTTCTGAATGGTAAGCATCATATTCTTCAAGCACAAAATCCTTTAGAGGATTAGCTTGAAGTAAATGATGAAACAACCAGACAGCGTATTTCAAAGACTGAGTTCTGTCATACTCTTCCCAAACACCATCTCTGATA